ATTAAATCGGCTGTTTTTTGTGAGTAGTCCATATATATTAATTATATTTAAATATTTCTAAAATAAAGTTTTTAATTTCTTTATTAGTTCCTTCTACCAAACAAATCCCCATCTTCTGTTTTAAAATTGTTCTCAATATAAATACCAGCTTGGTTTTGTTCTCGTGGTACTTGTGTAACGGTTAGTTTCTTAAATATAATATTTTCTTTTGCTTCTTTGGCTCTTGGCGATAAATCTGGTCTAGCTTTACAAAAACCATTTTTTGCCCAATCTTTAGCAACTTGGCTATCAGTAACAATTTCATCTCCCATACTTGCAAATTGACTAGCTTTGTTTATTCCGAGTAGCTCGGCTTCGTTGTTTGTAAAGTTTTCTTGTAAAATATGTTCTCTATGTAATCTCTCCCCCAGTTCTGTTGTCAGAACATACCCTCCCCCCTTTTGGCTTGGGTTTTTTCCTATCGTATATCCGTCCGTGTATATTTTCATATTTATCTAGTATGTTAATAAATAGGTAATTAAAACTTACTTGTTCTTTTTTCTTTAAATTGTTTAGTCTTTCAACTGTTTTGCTATTTAATCTAAAACAGTATGTTTTGTAACTTATCTTCTCTGTACTCATAATTGTAATACCTTATTGTATGACATTAACACTCCCGCCCTTACAACCTTGTCTGTTTAACAGTAATTAGTAACAAGTCTCTCTGGTGGTTTTATTTAACTTTAGAAGTAACTTGTGTCTTTTAGGTTGTTTAAAGAACGTAACAGCATAAGGCAGTCAATTTGAGCCGAACTGCAAGCCCAAGGAATATCTTGTTATAAGCCATTTAGTGTCCGCTTATAAGAGGTGATAATAACCCCGAGTGAGGACAATATAAAAAAACTACTTGCGAAGTAACTCTAATTTACCTTTTTAGGGGCAGGCTAGAGTACTTTCGTAAATAGTTTTTAGTATCCAACCTTTAAATTTTAGTTACTTCGGCACACGTTGTGCATAACAAATATAACACACTTACAAGATAATGTCAATATTGATTTATCCCCAAATATGTGGTATATTATATATGTTATTTTTGTAGGTAACAATATGATTACATTAAGTGGTTTAAAGATCAAGTTTGACCAGAAGTTTAGAAGAAAAGAAGAATTAAAAAAGATTTTTATTAATCGGTGCCACAATTTTGACGAATCTAAACGTCGGACATTTTTAAATGATAGTGCTTATATTTCTGACAGTCAATACTGTTGTAACCAACAAATTGAGATAAATGAATTGTATAGGGAACTTGATCAGATTTCAAAAGAGATTTCAGAAAGATGTGAAGGTGAAAAAACCGTATTAAAATCAGGAATGTTGTCATTTAAAAGTGAATAACTTGACAAAATATATTTAATATGCTACGATTAGTTTAATCCTCTGAGTTATCTCAATTCCTTACCGAAGAACACCATCATATTACGATTAGCTGACAAGGCGAAGTTGGGGTATGGTAGTTTTGAAAACCGAGTGTTGAGAGAACCTAGCGGATTTTAACCGTCATTTAGCTTGTAACTATGGCTGGTAAAAAAACAACTAAAAAGAAAAAAGGTAGTAAGTGTTAATTTTTTGTTAACGCTTTTTTTTATATCGCTTGGTGGAGTAAAGGCAACTCGTCGGGCTCATAATCCGAAGACGTCAGTTCGATTCTGACCCTTGCAACTAGACAATCTTATTTAAAGACTGGCAACAAGACACTTCGATTACTTCGTTATGACGCTATTGTGGGGTGAGCCTCCAATAACCTGTTATAACCTAGAATTAAGTGATAGACCAAGCACGCCAGTTTTATTGCCTTGGTCTTTAGGTAGTAGATTGTCATAATAGCTCAACGACTTATCCTCGAAGGTAGTCGTTTGGCTGTGTGAAATAATTATTAAAAACCTATCAGACGAACACTCGTTTAGATATGGGGAATTAAACAAAAACGTATGCAGAAAATTAAACTGCAATCAATTCGTATAGTAGAGTTAACTAATGTAGTAGATGCGATCTCTTCAAAGGATCTCTCAACAGTTAAAGACGTTCGTTTGAATGTCAACTTAGTAGAGGATCTAAGAAAAGCAAACCAAGCTCTAACTACAATGGTAGAAGATTTCAACGTAAAGCGAGACGCTATTCTAAAACCATACCAACAGGAATATGTAGAGAAGTCTCAAGGTTTAGAAGAAGAAGAAGCAAAAGCACTTTCTGCTGAATTAGACAAAAAGATGAATGAGGAACAGAAAGAAGTATTACTAGCAACAAAACCAGCTCAAGAAGCTATCGAAGCTGCAAGTAAAGAAGTTGTAGAGTTTGAACTTTCAGATGACAAATTTGCTAAGCTTAAAGAATGGGTAGAGAAATTTGGTGTAGCTAAATTCTCAAACAAAAAAGCATTCTTGGAAGTTTGTGACGCTTTAAATATTGAATAATAAATATATGTGGGGTAAAAAACTTGTAACAAGAGAAGAACTAGAAAGAGCACTTGATAAGTTTCTAAAATATAGATACGAAGACAAACAGGAGATTGATAAATTATATCAGCGAATCTCATTCTTAGAGCAAGAACTAGGTTTAAGAGATAAGGAAAAAGAAAAGAATTGTTGGTATTTGATTGCTTCAGAATATCCTGGCCTTAGTTTGGGAGGTAATATACCAGTTAAAAAAGACAAAACACTAAGTGTTGTTGAAAAGGTAGAAGCTCTCATGAAACACTTTAAGCTTAAACTTGAAGATGTCCCAGAGAGTACAAAATTAGTTAAAAGTAAGTAGTTTTACCTGGAGCTAGGCTTGTAAGCTTCAGGATAAGACCATTTATGAAACAATATATTTTAAGAAAAATCTTTATGGCCGAGAGTATTCAAGATGCTCTAAACCAAGAGAAGAAACATAAACCAGAAAGTGTGTGGTTAGATGAAGAGTGGGTAAAGAACCAACCACCAACACCAGTAGCTGGTTTCAAAGCGTATGGAAGAACAAACAACAAAGGGAACACTAAATGAGAAGCAAGAACTATTTTGTAAAATATATACTGGAGACGATCGTGAGTTATACGGAAATGGTACTCAAAGCTACTTGGAAGTGTATGGTTATGAAGATGAGAATGGCAAAGCGGTTAGCTATGTTTCCGCTATGGCAGCAGCTTCTCGGCTGTTAAGGAACGTTAAGATTTGCAACCGCATCAACGAACTGTTAGAAACTGGAGGATTTAATGATCAGAACGTAGACAAGCAACACCTGTTCCTAATCAACCAACACGCTGATCTGAAATCTAAACTAGGAGCGATTAAAGAATATAATGCACTGAAGAAGCGAGTAGAGAACAAGTTAGAACTCATACTCCCACAACCAATCTTATCAAATGTACAAAATAACCACAGCAACGAGAAAGATAATGTTGATGACGAAACGGATCAAGGCGATTCAGGGGGGAACGAGTGCGTCGAAAACAATCTCGGTGCTTCTATACTTGATACACTTAGCCCAAAGCGATAAGGTTGCAACATTGACAAGTGTCGTTTCAGAGTCATTCCCACACTTGAAACGTGGTGTGATGAGAGACTTTCTCAACATCATGCAAGATCATGGATATTTCAAAGAAGGAAGATGGAACAAGACAGATTCAATCTATTCGTTTGAAACAGGTAGTAAGATAGAGTTCTTTTCAGCAGATCAACCCAGTAAAGTGCGAGGTCCTAGACGTGACAGACTATTCTTAAATGAGTGTAATAACATTCCTTACGAAGCGTTTGATCAACTAGAGGTCCGTACTAAAGATTCTATTTATCTTGATTGGAATCCAACAAACGAGTTCTGGTTCTATACCGAAGAACGCTTAAAGAAAGACGATGTCGAGCATATTATCTTAACATACTTAGACAACGAAGCTTTATCACCAGAGATTATTAAGAGTATCGAGCAGCGTAAAGACAACAAAGCGTGGTGGAAGGTTTATGGTGAAGGACAGTTAGGTGAGGTTGATGGTAAGATTTATAAAGACTGGAAGATCATTGATGAAATACCACACGAAGCAAGATTGGTTAAATATGGACTGGACTTCGGATATACAAACGATCCAACTACTATAGTAGCAATATATTATTTTAACGGAGCATATTTATTAGATGAAATTACTTTTGAAAAAGGTTTAACAAACAGAAACATAGTAGACATTTTAAAACTACAGTCCAAATCAATTATCATAGCAGATAGTGCAGAGCCTAAGAGCATAGATGAGATTAGAGGATATGGTATCTCAATAATGGGAGCTGTCAAAGGTCCAGGAAGTATCTTGCAAGGCATTCAATACGTTCAAGCACAGAAGATCAGTGTCACTAAAAGAAGTGTAAATATCATAAAAGAATACCGCAACTACTTCTGGATCACTGATAGAGACGGAAAGATATTGAATGAACCAGACCATGCTTACTCGCACAGTATGGACGCTATCAGATACGCTTTCGGTGCAATTAAAGGACTAGAACGACCAGTTAGAGATAGGGATGTTGTTAAAAGAAAAAAGACAGTTAAATATATGAGGATGGCTTAATATGAATAAAGTTACAAAAGAACTTTTTAAAACTGGTATAGCACTTATAAGACATGGAAGTTATGCAACAAAGATAGATGAGTTATCAGATGAAACAAAAGGAGCTATTAAAATATTAATAAAATTGGAAGACAAATTAAGAAAAGGTTAAAAATTAATATGGGGATATGAGATACGCAAAAGCTATAAAAGAAGCACAAAGAACTAACCAGCTAAACATATTTTATTTAAAAAGAATTGGATTAGATATTAATAAACATTGGACGAGAAGAATTAAAAAACTTAACAAAAAACACAAGGACGAAATAGAATTAAAAACACCGAGAGGTGAATGTAAAAATTGGTATAATTAGAGATTGTATTAAGACTCTACGAAAATTAATTCTGGGCGGGTGTGAACCCTTAAACAACCCTAAAGAGAAGTAGTAGATGCAAATAGTTGTCTTATGTTATGCAAGTGACTTCTTAATACAGGCCTAATTATATCAAAATAAATTAAATCAATATGGGGAAGATATTGATTTATGAAGAAAGAACAAAAAATTACCAATAGAATAAAACCTCAAAGCGAAGCAAAGCAGGAGAAGGTTAAATTTGTGTATGATGAACTGAGAGACATGATTGATGTTTCTACTGCTAAATACCCAGAGTTTAATGACAGAAGTCTCAAAGAGTTTTTAGATGACAGCCAAAAGCGTGCTAATTCCTATGTCCCTACTCGTGAAGACCAAGGCAAGGAAGATTGGCAGGCTAATTTCTTCTCTCCTACTACAAGAAACAAAGTAAAAGCTCTTATCGCTGGTATAGCCAAGAACCCACCAGAGATTGCAATGACAGCTCGCAATGATAAAGACCAGATGTCTGTTCAGAGAGCTGAGGTAATGAAAACTGTTACTGAAGCTACATTCTTTGAAGGAGATAACAACCCAGAAATTGAAATGTATTTTGATGGCTGGAATAATGCTATCAACGGAACGGTTGTCAAATACATGGGACACCTTAAGATTAAAGGTAAAGTAAAGGTAGTCACTGACTATAATTACGAGACAGGAGAGGTAGAATTTGATGAAAGCGAAGAGGTAATCAGAGATGAGTGCCTTGATTTAGATATTTCGTTGACTAATTTCTTAATCAAAAATCCTTATATTAAAGATGTCCAAGATCAACCTCGTGTTGCTTGGGTTGAATATAAAACATTAGAAGAGATTGAATTTGAGTTCGGACAGTTTAAAGACTTTAATTTAGTTCAAGACGGAACTCAAGAAATGGCCAAAGATTTACAAGACTCATTCTTCCTACAGAATTGGAAGGATCGTGTATCGGTTAATGGTTCAAAGACTTATGAGCTCGTAAGAATGTATGACAAGATTAATGACTTCTATCGCATTGTAATTAATGGAGTTTTAATCTTAGACACACCTTTATTGTGGGGCAGGAAGCGTAAGAAATATCCTTTTGCTAAGACGATTTGTGAATCTTTCGCTAATACTAAATTCTTTTGGGGAAATAATATCCCTAATATATTGATGGGTGAACAGGATGTAGAGAATGCTTTTGTGATGTCATTGACAGATAAGACATATCGCTCACTCGTTAAACCACTTATCATCGGTCAAGTAAACAAAGATGATTTTGATTTAGAAGACGAGAACGTCACACTTGACACTCGCATCTATGTAAATGATGTATCTCAAGTCACTCCATTGCCTTTTGAGGGTGTTACAAACTCAGAGATAACAATGCTTAAGATTATCAAAGCAGGAATGGACCAGAGCACCACAGATTCAGTTCAGAATGGTACTGGCGGTTCAGGATCAACAGCACGTGAAATTGTTATCGCAAATGAGAGAGCTGAAGAGATTAAAGGTTTGTTCTTTACTTTCATGAAAGACTTGTGGATTCAGAAATACAGACTTAGATCCTTAGATGTCTTAATGACATATAGCACCTCGATGTTTATTGACGAGGTTGGAGAAGATGGCGAGAAGATAATGCACCCAATCTTAAGAACTTATAGTCTAGCTAATCAACAACTATCTACTGGTCAGATGGGAACTAAACAGATTGAGGTTGTAAATGGACGTGAGAATCGTTCAAGACCATACGCCTTAGATGTAAGGGAAGCCGAGATGAGCTTGCAAGGTAAACCAACTGAGATCACACAGATTACAAATACATATTTAGATGATCACGATTATCCAGTTGTAGTTCAATCAGATTCAATGTACCAGAAGTCGAAAGCTTTAAAGATGGCAATGAACCAAGAGAAAATAAATGGTGTAGCTACATTATTCCCCGAAATATTTATGGCTAACAAAGAAGAGTTCTTTAAAAGCTTTATAGATGGGTACGGAGACAGTCCAGACAAATACTTAGAGAACATGCAGAATATGCCACAACCTCAAGTTCCAGGTATGCCAGGAGCTCCAGGTGAACAAGGTCAAGAAGCTGTTAATCCAATGATGGCAGCGGCAGGACAACAAATGCCAGCCTTACCTCAATTAGCTTAATATGATTAATGAAAAAGAACTACAAGACTGGCTCAAATCTCTAGCAGCTGAGAACAGTCAATATAAAGCTTGGTACACACTTCGTAAGAAGACAATCCAAGACGCTATGGCCAATGGGTTGGAGCAAAAAGATTATTGGAAATTTATCGGCAGGCTGGAAGAGCTCAAACATCTTAATCAAACAGCATCAGATTTATTAAAAAGTGAAAAACCTAAAAAGAAATAATATGGGAAAAAAACTTACAGCAGAACAAAAGAAGAAAGTAGCAATCATGCAAAAGATGATAAAACCTTCTTTGTATGACAACAAACCAGATAATGTAAATTGTAAAAAACATGGAGAAACTCCATCAATGGTCTATAAGGTCTTTGATGTCGAGAAAATAAAAGTCTGCTTCATGTGTTATGCTGAGAAACAAACTCAGGGATTAAAAAACTTTATAAAATAGTATGAAAGAATCAAAGAAAATGGAAAAGATGGAGAAAAAGATGAAGGGATATGATATGCCTTTCAAGAAAAGTGCAATGAAGAAAACAAAAGCTAAAGCAGCTAAAAGAAAATAGGTTCACCTTTGGTGGCCCTACCCACCTTGATCAAATAGTGATTGTCCCCATAGTCATTAAATGTTCAAGGGTTGTGGGTTCATCAAATATTAATTCAAATCATAAGCTGGGAGAACGAACCCAGTTGAAATAAGCGTTTTAAAATTATGTTTGAAAAAACAAAAGCAAGTACTGAAGCAAATTCAGTCGAGGATATTAAAAAAGACTTTAATTCAGAGGAAGACACCTCATCTGCCGCTGGTCCGACAGAAGAAAACGAATCTGGTAACGAGGGAGACACCTCTACAAACGAAGCTGAAGAAGCTGAAAGCCAGAAAGAAGAGAAAGTAACTCTTTCAAAATCTGAATACGAACAGATGGTCTCGGATCGTGATAACTACAAACAAGGTATGTTGTCCGCCAAGGCAGCGAAACGTTCTCTAGTCGAGCCTAAAGCTGAAGAAGCTGAGCAGGTTGACGTGAATGAGGAAATTGTGGTTGGTGTTTTATCTAAACAGACTGAAAAATCTGCTTTAAAGAACACAATCAACCCAAAACATGCTGATTATATTCAAGAATTAATTGATGACAATCAGTATAACGAAATTATTGGTTATTTACCTAGGAATGTTGATAAAACTTCTTACGAATCTATAGTTAAGGGATTAAAGCTAGCAACTAAACTATGGAAAGAAGAAAGAGGAATTGTTGATAAACCAGTTAAAAAACAGGTAGATTTACATACATCTAAAGCCGTTGCTTCAAGTTCTGGAAACGTAGAGGTTAAAAAACCTCAAGGTAGAAAGATTTTGAAGACTGGCCGTGGTGCAGGTACTTGGTATTAATTTAAAATAATAAAAATTTATGTCATTCGTTCCAGTTCGAGATTTCGAAGGCAAAAATATGGAACTTCTAATGGGCGGTTCTTCCGCTTTAGTCAAAGGAGCACTTGCAAAGATGACTTCAGGTTATCTACAGATTGCAGCTGCTGGCGACAACGAAGTCGAGTATATGTCTAACGAAACAAAATCAAATTCAGTAGCAGGTGCAGCAAGTGCAAATGTGTTGCCAATTAGTGGTGATATGCAATTTGAAGCTCTTTGTTCTACAACTCCAGTACAAGCAACTCATGTTGGTAACGACTATGACCTTGCAACTGATGCTAACGATGTTGATTTGGGTGCTACAACAGACAAAGTATTCCATATCGACTACATTAAAAGTGCAGCAGACAAAATCGTAGTTGGACGCTTTAATAAACCAGCAATCGCTTAATATTAATTTTATTATATGGCAATAATGACGACAGATTTCCCTGCATTGACAGATGATTTGCAGGAAATATTTAATGAGGTTGCAAAGAATAGTATTGCTGACTTAAAAGGTTATCAACTTTTTGAAGTTAAAGATACTGATCGTCGCACCTTTGATCACTTAATCCTACATGGTATTGGTGGTGCTCAGAAAGTAGCTCAAGGAGCTGATTTACCAGCTTTGAGTTTGGTAGAAGGTGATTCTATCACTTGGACACAAGGAAGATACGGTGCTTTGGTATCTGTTACTAAAGATATGCGTCTCTTTGATTTGTATGACCAGATTGAAAGTTTGGTTCGCTCAGTAACTGATGCTTCATTTAACGATATTGACCAAGCTATGGCTGATGTATTGTTATATGGCTTTTCATCTTCTAACTATACTGATGTTTATGGTCAATCTGTAAGTGCAGTTGGTCCAGATGGCTTAGCTGTCTTCTCCGCTTCTCATACAAACAACCTAAATGCAACAGTATTTAGTAATTTGATTGTTTACAATAGTATTACTAATCCAATTTTGAGTCGTGAAGCTATCGTAGCAGCTCGTGTTATGGGACGCATTCACAAAGATCCAGCTGGTAAATCTCGTCCAGTAAATTTAGATACATTGTACGTTGCTCCTTCTAAAGAAGATGAAGCATTGCGTATTATTGAATCTAGTCAAATCTCTGGTTCTGCTGAAAACGATATTAACCCATTGAAAGGCAAAATCAAAGTTGTTGCTTGGGAAAAACTTGAAACACGTTCAGATGGTACTGATACTTCTGCATACTGGTTCATGTGTGATTCTAAGAAAGTCAAAGAATCTGTTAAAGCTCTATTCCGTGAACGTCCTTCTTTGGATGCTCCAGAACAGGTTTATAAGAACAAAAATTGGGACTACTCCATTGATTTTTACTACACATTAGGACGTGGTTACCCAGCTTACATTTTCGGTTCTAACGCTACATTAAGTTAATCTAATATAATCTTATGGGTGCACCTAATTGGGGTATGCTACTAGAACACGATCGCTGCAAAGCAATCGGAGTATCTTGGAGCGAAGAAGAATTAAACGCTATTTACAGTTTAAAAATTCCTGCTGAGTATGTACGAAACGGTATTCTAACATTAGAGGAATATACTTCAGAGAAATCTGAGGTAGAAAACTCCGATGTAAAGCCGTTGCGTTATATGAAGAAGGAAGAATTATTGGTGGTGGCTAAAACTCTTCAAATAGAGTGCACCCAAGAGGTTACTCGTTGGGATTTAATTCATCTTATTCAAACTAAACAAGCTAAATTGGCTAAAGGGGAATAGCAGAGCTAGCTTCATAAAATTATGTCTGTAAATTTTGGTGGTAAAAAAGTCACAGCTTTCCCTGGTATTTATATCAAGGCGAAAGATATGATTTCAGATGCGGTTGTCGCATTTGATGTCGTAAACACAACCCCAGTCACAGCAACAGGAAAATATTTCTTGTATGTTGCTTCTGACGGTTCTCTACGTTTTAACAATGGTTCTACAATCACAACTATCGGAGCAGCTGGTTCAGTTTCCTCTGGTACTTGGGACGGAATCTATTCAGCAGATAAAACACTAACAATCGGTAGTGGTACACTTACCTTTGCTGGTAATGCCTCAGACGGTGTTAATGTATTTACAGTAACAAATATTGCAGGCTCAACAGGTGCTGCAATTCAAATTACAAATGATACTACAAGCAACCCAGATATTAAAGGCACATCTGATACTTGGAAAGTTCTTGGTACTGGTGCAGCTACTTTCTTATCTGTAACATTAAGTGGTACAGCAGGATCAACAGTTCAAACAATTACCGCTGGTGATGTTGTTTATTCTGATGGTTCTCTAGCTATCACAGATGCTGACGACGCTGCTTCCTTCTCTGTCACCAACAATTCTGCAACCACAGCCCCGATGGTTGTATTAGCAAGTTCTGGTGCTCATACAGGAAATACTACTAATGCTCTTGTAACTCTTACCTCTGGTGTGACTACAGGTACATTGTTGTATGCTCCAATGGCTGCTCTTACTACTGGTAAAGGTATTTCGTTGGTAGCAAACGCAGTGACTGATGGTTTGGTATTAAATATCACTTCATCTTCGACAGTTCATACTGCAACTGGTCGTTTGTTAAATGTAGCTTCAACAGCCGCAACAAACACAAGTGCTGTATTAAATGAATTTGCTACCGCAGCAAATGATGAAACTGTTCTTTTACGCTTAACCGCTTCTGATGTGCTTGCAGCTGGCAAGATGTTGCACTTTAGTGCTTCTTCATTGACAACTGGTACAGCTCTTGATATGGCTGCCTTGGATGCTTTGACAGATGGTTTTGGTGTAAATATCGGTTCAAGTTGTGTAACAATGTCTTCAACTGGAAGACTATTAAATGTTGCTCATACTGGAAACGCTACAGTTTCAGGTATTATTGCAGAATTTGCTACAGCTGCCGCTGATGAAACAATCTTGATGCGTTTAACAGCTTCTGCTGCCTTAACTGGTGTTGGTGCTGTTTTAGACGTTAAAGGTGTTGGTATCACAACTGGTAACGGTATCAAGATGATAAATCTTGATGCTCTTACTTCTGGTTTAGGTCTAGCTATCGCTTCTTCTGCTACAGCTATCACTGGTGCTGGTCGTTTACTTTCTGTTGATCACACTGGTACAACAAGTTCTACTGGTACTATCGTTGAATTTAAGACTGCCGCTACCGATGCTGTTAACGTAACAACTTTGCTTAAATTGACAGCTGCCGCTTTGGTTACTGGTGTTGTTCTTGATGTTTCAAGTACTACAGGTATGACTACAGGTAGTTTGGTGCGTGTTGCTTCTTCTTCTGCTGGTGCTTACGCTACTAACGGTGCAATCTCATTTACTTCTACTGGTAACTTTACAAGTACCTCTGCTGTAAATGGTGGTTTTGTTGAAGTAAAAGCTAATTCAACAACTGCTGGTACTATCTTTAACTTGGTTGGCTCTGGTCTTACAACTGGTATTGGCATGCAACTTTCAAACGGTACTTCTGCAATGACAAGTGGTTCATTACTACGTGTTACAACAAGCGGTACTGGAATTATTGCAACTAATGGAATCGTTTCTATTACTCATGCTGGTATTTACACTTCAACAGCAAACGCTGGTGTTCTTGATGTAAGAGCTTCAGCTGTGGTTGGTGATGGCACTGTGGTAAACTTTATGAGTACCGCAGCTTCTCAGCTAACTTCTACTGTTTTAAATGTAGAAAACTCTGGTTTCACTACTGGATATACTGGTTCAATGTTGCGTATTAAATCACCTACTACTACTGGTGCTTGTAAAGTCGTTGACTTGATTGCAGATGGTATTACTTCTGGTGGTGTCGCAATGAACATCTCAGTAGCCGCTCTTACAACTGGTGATGGTTTGGTAATTACTAACGGAACAGCCGCTACAACTACTGGCTCATTATTGAAAGTAACCGCTGGTGGTACTGGTGCAGTTTCTTCTGATGGTTTAGTTTCATTCCAACATTCTGGAGTTTATACCTCTACTACTGTCGGTTTTGTAAATGTTAGTGCTTCTGCCACAACTGGCGGTACAGTAATGACAGTTACAGGTGCTGCAGTGACTGATGGTACAGGTTTCCAAATCAGCAACGCTTCTATTACATCTGGTAAACACTTTAATGTTTTAGGTGCAGCTGGTGCGTCAATGTTCTCTATCTCAGTTAGTGGTGCAACAGTAATTGCTGGTGTCGCTCTTGGTACTGCCGCTTTGACAGTATCTGCTGGTGATTTGGTTTTATCTTCTGGTAAAATCACAGTTGTTGGAGGTATCTTATCCTCTGCTCCTACTGGTTCAGGTATCGGTTACGCAACTGGTGCTGGTTCAACTGTTACTCAACTTACTAATAGATCCACTGGTGTTACAATTAACACTCTTTGTGGAAAAATTCAGACTGATACAACTTCTTTGGCAGCTGGTGCAAGTGCCGAGTTTACAGTTACTAACTCAACCGTCGCTATTGGTGACGTTGTGGTAGTTTCTCAACGCTCTGGTTCTTCTAACGTTGCTGGTGTAGCTGGTGTTACTGTAGTTGAAGTTGTAACTGTAGCCGCTGGTTCATTTATCGTTTCGGTAAATAATCAATCTACTACTACAGCTGAAACTGGTGCAATCGTTATCAACTTTGCTGTGATTAAAGCAGTTACTGCATAGTCTTTATTTAAGTCTTTTGCCCGCCCCTCTGTTGCTCACGCTACACAGGGGTTTGGGACAAAAGACATAACTTATATTTATGTCACGTCATACAAATCTCTCTAATTTTGAGCCTTTGGTTCGTTTAGTAACAACTTCTGGCACTCCAGTTCGTCTTTCTCCTTATCAAGTAGCTTCAACAATCGCTTTCAACAACAATTCTAGTACAGGTTTAGCTGATACAATTACAGATAGTGCTAATGGCTTCGAAACCGCTGGTTTTGCTGTTGGTGATGTTATTTTGGTCGCAGGAACAGCAAATAACAACACAACAACAGGTCTTAATCTAAAAATAGCTTCTTTAACATCAGGAACAATTACACTAGAAAAAATTGGTGTTTTGACTACTGAAGCTGCTGGCTCTTCTATAACTTTAGAAACATTACACGGTTATAAAATTGAAGATGGTGTAAAAGTTACTATTCGCTCTCGTGCAACTAATACTGGTGTTATTTGTCTTGCTCCAACTTCTGCTCGTGCAGTAAATACTGTTAGTGGGTATAAAAGACACTCTCGCTTTGAAGCCAACCAGTCGATTGGAACTCAAGTTAAAAATCTGAAAGAATTATGGATTGATTCCACAGTATCTGGTGAAGGTGTGGAAATTTTATTAGATAAATAAAAATATATGACAGATTTTAATGATTCATGGAGATCTGGTGGTAAAGGCAGAGGTCCTTATATTTTGTACCCTCGTACAAATACAGAAGTACCACTTACTTTACAAGCGATCGCATCATCTCTTTCAACAGATTATGCTTTGCAAGTTAAAAATTACGCTGGTACTTCTGTATTTTCAGTTGATTATGCAGGTAATTTAAGTTTTTCAGGTTCTGGGATAGTAGTTGTTGATCAGACAATAACTGGTAATTTAACAGTTAATGGAAATACAATTTTAGGCAATTCTGCAACTGATACAACCACAATTACTGGTGTTTTTAGTGTTGTTGGAACAAGTACAATTTCTGGTGCTTCAACTTTTGGTACTCTAAATGACTCTTCCACCGCTTCTTTGTTTAATACCAACGTGACAGTAATGGGTGCAACCGCTTTTAATGGTCACAATGTTTTTAATGGTGATTCAACTTTTGCACAAGATGTTACTCTTATTAATGGATCTAATTTAATATTGAGTGGTGGTGTAGCTAGTGGAAAAGGTCTTATCCAATTCCAGAGTGCAGCAAGCAACGGTTATGATACAAACCTTCTTTACGTTTCTAGCACGGCGATGACGATGGGTATAATAGCAGGTTCAAGTCCAAGTTATGCCGCTGCAAATGGTCCATTTATTGGACTAAGAGGAAACACTTATTCAGCTGTAATAACACAAAGAGGTAATTTGTTCTTCGGAGCAGGAAATCCAAGTGCTGCAGCGACTGGTGAAGGTGAAATAAGATTTACAACTGGTGCTGACGTTCTGAGATTAGTCGTAAACAAATCAGGTGTTACATATATCCCAACTCCAGCCACCAATAAATTTGTAGTTGGTGGTACGGCTGTGATTGGTGCAAACTCTGTATCTAATTTTATTAGTGATTCAGGATCCTACGAACCAATTTCTATACAAAACACGGCCGTAACAGGATGGTCGCAACTTGATATATATAATAGTGCTAATGCACTTGTTGCTGGTTTTGGATATGCAAATTCTTCGGCTCCTGTTCAACCATCAAAAGCATATTTTTATACAGCAGCAAGAGATTTTCATATTTCAACAGACAGTAATACCACTAGACACTTCGCCATTGCGGCAACTTCTGGTGCGGCAACATTTAATACACTAGCGACCGCAGGTGGTGTCGCTGGTTTCACCTATACTCCTGGTGCTCATACTGCCGTCACTGCAAATGTGACAGATTTCAAAGTTGCAGCTCATACGATGACTATCACAGGTGGGTATGCTAGCCAGATTTTCTCAAGCTTTGCAGCTCCAATCGTTTCTGCTGCTTCTGGTCTTACATTAACAAACGTAGCGAACGTTAATATAGAGATGGCTTCGGTAGCAGGAAGTGCACTTATCACAGCCAATTCCGCATTATTCTTAGGTTCACCTGCGGCTGCCGTCACGGTTGCTAACATAGCAGGTACTCACCTTTCATTATTAGAAACAGGTAATCAGTCATTCACATTGACCGCTGCCACTCAAATCACAAACGCCATTGGTGTTGCAGGTGCGACATTCGGAACAATGACTGTAAACCAGTCAGGAGGAGCAGTCACAGTTGATAACACAGCAACCGTTTACATCGCAGGTGCATTTACAGCAGGTGCAAGTGTAACGCTTACGAACAATTATGCTCTTTTTGTTGATGACGGAGCTTCAAGATTTGATGGAGCAATAATCGAAAATCAAGGGACGGATATTGCTTCTGCTACTACCATTGTTATACCGACAAATGGTAATACTTTTGAATTGACAGGAACAACAGCGGTAACTTTGATTACTAAAACAGGTTATCAAGACGGTCACGAAATTACCTTAACTGCCAATGAAAATGTAACTATCACTAACGGGACAGCAACTAGTGGAAATGATATAACCATTAAGCTTGCTGGAGCAGCTAATTTTGCAATGACAGCCGACGACACTCTTACTCTTAAACTTACCTCAACTACTGCAGGAGGACAGGCTTGGAGAGAGGTATCAAGAAGTGCTAACTAAAAATATATGACAGCAAAAGGAAATGCCTTATTGGATGATGATAATAAAATTACAGGAAGTTATATATCTAGAGGAGCGTTGTACATCAGCACTCCTGGGGCCACCACCATAACTAATGCTGGAACTTTCTACCTTTTGCAAGGAGTGTCTACTGCCCAACTTGGATTAAACGGTTTTACACATTCTTCTCCAGGTAGATTGACATACACAGGCACGGTCACAAGAGGATTCACGGTTCATGGAGATATATGCATTACATCTAGTGCAAATAATATTGTTGTTAAGATTAGGATTGCTAAAAATGGGATAACGGAGGCTGGTTCTGAAAAGAGTATGACAAAAACAACAGGAACAGATACAAGAGCTATTCCGTGTAATTGGGAAGTTTCATTAGCCACAAATGATTATATAGAGTTTTATGTTACTTGTGACAATGCAGGATCAATAATAACTGCCACAAGTGGAACATTAATGGCAGACTAATCTATTTATATGTTAATTAGAGACATCATTAATCTTATCGGCCTAGTAGATAGAGAGATTATCCGCCTAGAAGACTCGTTTCAAAATACTATTTATCTTAAAGAATTAAGAACTAAACTTGAACAGTATGGCCGATGAAGAATCAATATCAATTGCAATAATCCAAACAGACCTTAAAAATTTGTCTAGCAATTTTTCTGAATTTAAAGAAGATAGCAAAAAAGAACGTATTGAAATATCTAAAAAATTAGATGCTTTAACATTGGAGTGGCAAAAGTTTGGCGGGCTTTATAATGGGTTCACCAAACTTCAGGAGCAAGTAAATGTTTTGACAACGTGGAAAGAACGCTCTGAAACTGTTTTAGATAGCATTCGTAAAGTAGAAAGTAATTGGCAAGGTTTAGTCTGGGATTTAGTCAAAAGAGCTATTATTGGAGCATTTACTGCGGTTATTGCTATAATGACGTACATAAAATTTAAATAATATAAAAATATGAATCAATGGGATTTTTTGAAAGCACCAAGATTTTGGGCTTTAGTATTAGGATCTATTTCTTTAGCGTTGTATCAAGACCATATTATTTCACAATCCATTATGGTTGCTATAACAAGTATTACAGGTGGTTTTGTTAGCATTCGCACGATTGATCGTTTTTCTGAAAAAGTAAATTCAAAAGAACAAACTATTAATAATGAAGAAGTTTAATATGATAGAAATTACTCAAAAATTATTACCAATCTCTTCGCAAAGACGTTCTGGTCAAAAGATTTTGGGAATTAATCATATTGTTTCTCACGACACTGGTAATGATGGCTCAACAGCCAACCAAAATGCTTCATATTACTTTAATTCTGCACAAAAAGAACAGGCCTCTGCTCATTATTTTGTTGATGATAAACAAATTATTTGTGTTATTCCAGAAATAGAAAAAGCTTGGCATGTTAGATACTTAGTAACAAAAGATAATGAATTATTTGGAAAAGATTCGAATGACTGGTCTATTGGTATAGAACTTTGTTTTCATTCTAAAAATATTTTAGTTGATAATTTAAAGGCTTATCAAAATTATGTAGAATTACATGCTCACTTTTGTAAAAAATATAACATTAATCCAAAGACAAATATAGTTGGACACTATTTATTAGATCCGACTCGCAGAACTGATCCACTGAATGCTTTTAAATATATTGGTAAAAATTGGGAACAATTTACTGATGATGTTGCAAAGTTATTGGAACCAGTTGTGCAACCAGTTGTTCCTGCAACACCAGTTTCTACAATCGACCCAAATGAAACAATAAAAAAACAAATTGTAATTAGATTAAATGAAGTAGAAGCAATGTTAGATTTAATAAAATAATATGAAATTTTATATTAAAAAAAATTATAGCAGGTATTTACATAGTTCTTTAATTACTTTTCTTTCAATTCTTGTTCCAATGTTGTTAGTTGTGAAAGATAATATAAATATAGACACTTTAAATATGACAAGTTTAATCGCTTTAGGAGGTGTGGTTATTCGGAGTGTATTTAAAGCTACGTGGGAAACATTTTGGGTATATATATTAAAATTAAATATTTACTTAAAACAAAAATATGGTAAATAAATGTGATCATTGTGGTGAAGATTTAAAATTAGTTTTTGAATATAAAGAACAAAATTTTGGAAACAAATTAATCCCATCAGGAAAGTTTTGCTCTAATAAATGCCTTGGAGAGCATATAAATAAAAATCTTAAAGTATGAGTTACGAAATTCCTCGCATAGTAAGCATTTCAGGACGCACAATTCAAATTGCACATCTTGATCTGCCAAGTCAACCACTGACATATCTTTTGACTGCTTCAAGTGCTGGGGACACCGCCTTAACTGTTATAGATAATGTGGGTTTTGCAGATACAAATCTAATTTTAATCGGCGAACTAGGAAGAGAACAGACTGAAATTAGAAGTGTAAACGGAGCAATTACCTCTGGTAGTTCGATGACTTCTACTACTACAGTTTTTGCCCATCCAGCAGGATCACCTATCCGTAAATTAGTGTTTAATCAGTTAAAAGTATACGGAAATTCAACAAATACAAGTTCAGGAGCTACTTTAATCGCTACAATTGACATTCAAGTAAACGCTCCTCATACAACTTATGTAAATGCAGGAACAGAATATAATTATTATTTTGTTTTACCTTATGACTCAATAAATGCAGTTACAAGCGATTCTTATAGTGATGGTGTTGCAAAGACGACTGGTTACAATCCAAGTAACGTCGGCTCATTGATAAAATCCGCCTTGGATAGCACTAAGAAAGAAAAAGGTGGTGTGATCACTGATGAGTGGTTTATGAGCGAGATAAATAATTGCTTACGTTTTGTCGCTGGTAAGTTGAAACACTGGTCTACACTTGAAAGTTTTGATTATGTATTAGGTCAAACTGTTCGTGGTACTTTTTCTTATACCATGCCAACGGATATTGACGATCCAAATTCAAACAAATCTATTTTAGGAGTGAGAGTTGGTAGTGGTGAAGATCTTACTTATATTGATAAAAGAGAATTAGAAACCAAACAAGAAGGTGTAATAAAAACACAAGTTACAACCCAAGCTATTGCAACGGATACAACTTTAGCGATTGACAACTCATATGACTTCGCAGATTCTGGTTCAGTAGACGTTTTTGTGTCTGGAACTAAATACACATTAACTTATACTGGGGTAACTCGTTCTGCGACCGCTGGCGTGCTAACTGGTATACCTGCAACTGGTACTGGATCAATTACTGTTACTATTCCAGTAGATACTTATGTTTGGTATGGAGAAAACGAGGGTTTACCTCTTTACTACACTATCTTTGATGGTGTGTTGCAGTTAGAGCCAATGCCAGACGCTACTTATGATAAATTAAATGTTTATCTTGATTACTTTACTTCTCGCACTTTGGTAAATTCAGCTGGTGACACAGTAGAGACAGCTAGATATGATATGGTTAAACACTGGTTATGCTTTAAATTACACTCACTTGATAATGCCTCTGGTAAATTAGATCTTCAAGATGGTGACTGGGTGATGTTCAATTCAATTCTAACTGATAATATTCGCAAAGAGACTACGTCTCAGAAATTTAAAATGAAATTTAGACATAACGGAATTACATATTAATATGCCAGAAGTTACCCCTATTATATTCCAAGATTGCTCTGCTGGCGTTATCACTAACGTTAAAAGTGAAATTGCACCTCCAAATAGTGTTGAAATGGGCATTAATCTTATATTTGATGAAATTTACGGGGTAGCGAAAGTAAGAAAAGGAAGCACAATCATAGGTAGCCAAATTAACGGTAGTAACGAAGTATTAGGACTTTTTCAGTATCTAAACAGTGCTGGGACTGTTTCTAAGCTTTTATCAGTCGTAGCAGGCACGATTTACTCATTTAATGGCTCCGTATGGGTTACTTCTAGTCAGACTGGTACTTCTAACATTAAACATCGTTTCCTATCATTTCTGGACACCGTAGTGAGAATCAATGGTACTGACGCAGCAGTTGCCTCTTCTAACGGTACTACTTGGGGTTCTTCTGTTGCTTTAGACACCGCAAATTTTCCTCTTGGTAAATTTGGGACAGTTTATAAGGATCAGGTAATAATTGCTGGAGTAAACTCAGACCCAGATACTTTATATATCTCGTCAGTCCCTTCTTCTGGTGTTATCTCGTGGTTGACAAACAGTCGCACTATTACAATTAATCCAGAAGATGGCCAAAATATTACCGCTCTAGGAGAAGTAAACGGAACTTTGATAATTTGGAAAGACAGATCAATGTATACTTGGAATAACAGAAGCACAGAAGCTGATGAGATTGTTCGTGTTGGTTGCTCTTCTCAAGAGAGTGTGGCAGCTTGTGGTAACGCCTTAGCTTTCTTTAATAGCAAAGGTGTGTGGCTGGCAAATGGAGGTTACCCAATTCTAATTTCTCGTCCAGTACAAAAATGGATCGACGGTATGTCCTCATCGTATTTTAATGAAGTAGCTGCAATCGGTGATGAAAAATATCTCTATGTCTCAATTGGAGATTGTACAGTAGATAGTTTAGCTTATTCAAATATCGTTTTACGTTATTCAGTAAATACAAAAGAATGGGCGGTCTTCTCCTATGCTAATAAATTTAAAGTATTTGCAGAATATTTAGATACAAGTTATAAGATTGTTGGTGGTGATTCTATCTCAAAAGTTTTAACAATAGAAAGCTCTTCATTAAGTGATAACGGCACAGATATTAAGTTTGATTTACAAAGTCAAGACCAAATATTTGGCAGTCGTGGTATTGTCAAAGAAATAAGCGAGAGAATAATGGGTTATAGTAAAAATGCTCAAGGTATTGTACAGGTCAAGATTGATGATGGAGATTGGAAGATGATTGGTACTATCCAAAAAGAAGTTGAAAACATGCAAATCAAAGAAAGTTTAAAAGGCAATAAAATGAAGTTTAGAGTAGTCGGTATTTCAAAAAATAGAGCTGAGATAAAAGGTTTAGAAATTCCTAATATAATGGCGTTAGGTTATTCAGAATAAATATGGATTACAATATCTACAGCCCAGAAATTGGCCTAAACAAATGGCTTAACAAGGGTAGTGAAGATTTACAAGGTATCTCCCAAGGTACTGGAGATTTTAATTCTTTAAGTTCAATTCAAGGTGGGGTGATCGGATCTTCTACACAATCTTCTCCTAGCGGTGCTGTAAATTCAGTTAATCCAAACAACGTAACTTCTGGTGAAATTGGATCAATATTAGCTTTTAAGAAAAAGAATTTCTTAGATACAACTGAGGGTTGGATTCAAGGAATGGACACAGATAATATTTATAAATGGTTAATCGGTGGAAGTTCAAGTTCAATTGATTGGGCGATAACAACACCATCTACTCTTACGATAACAGGAGTATTAAATGTTAGTGTAGGGTCAACAATCGCTGGATTTACCATCGGAGCGGATTATCTTCGTGACGTTGCTAATTCTTTTGGTCTAGCGTCTACTGTAACTGGAGGAGATGACGTGCGTTTTTGGGCTGGTTCGACTTATGAAAATAGGCAAACAGCCCCACTTAGAATATATGAATCTGGTGTAATTTTTTCTACAACAGTTCCAATCCAAAATTATTCACCTTCAGCCGCTGGTACAGCAACTTTAGATTTAAAAACTGGCAATGATCATAGAATAACAATGCCAGCTGGCAATATTACTATTGCACTAAGCAATGTAACTGTTGGCCAAAAATTTTTAGTATCACTAACTCAAGATAGTACTGGTAGCAGGACAGTTACATGGTTTACAACAATTCGCTGGTCAGATGGTTCAGCTCCTCTTCTTACAACAACACCAAATAAAAGAGATACTTTTGGTTTTATTTGCACTGGAAGTAACACTTATGATGCTTTTATCTTAGGTTTAAATATTTAGTATGACTATTTCAAGACAATCTCTTACAGGACCAACTAATAGTACTGTCGCTGCGACAACGTTTACTGATGTTGCTTATGATCCTGGTTATGGTGGAACAGAAAAATGTCGAATAATAGTAATACTAATTTGGAATGGTATGGGCGGTGGTGCTGCGATTGCAACTATTAACGGTGGGGGTATCACTTATGGCGGAAACCCAATGCATTTAGCTGTTGGAGGTCTTATTAATAATGGTTTTGGAACTCATTCAATTTGGTATATAATTAATCCACCAACTGGTGCACAAGATATTATTTATAAATCTATTGGTGGTAATATTGGTGGTGTATATAGGGCAATTGTCGCACTTGAAAGTGATACAGATACTGGTATAAGAATTAGCCGTGCAGATAAGGTTACAACATTAAATGCGACTACGTCATCTGTACTTATTACTACCACGACAACAGCTGGTTTCATGTTAGGATTTTCTAAGGCAAGTTTTAATCAAACTGTTACTGCTGGGACAGCAATTGGTGGAGATGGAACGTTGTTTGCTGTTGTGGATTCAAATGGAGAGGTTGTAGCAGGGACATCAACTGGTATTACTGTAACAACTGGTACTTCAGGCACTATTTTCCAAGATGTTGTTGTTGTTTCCCCAGTTAGAAGAGCAGGATTTTTGTTTTTTGAATAAATATTATAACCTAATGATATATATAATAATTTTACTTATGTTTTTAATCACAGATAATACACCACTAGAATAATATGGCATTATATCAAAACACAAAATTACAAACATACTATGACCAATTGTTACATTACGGTTATGAAACAGACCAAGCAAAACAATTGACTGACGCTTATGCTGTAAAAAATAATTTAGTTACTTCTCAACCATCTCAACCACAACAACAACAACAATATCAAACACAACCTTATCAACCACAACAGCCAACGCAGCCACAATCTAATTCAAATATAACGTGGAATCTTTCTTCTTGGACAAGTTCTGGTTCTAATTGGACAAAACAACCTGTTCTTACAATTAATGGACAACAATATATTTTTAATACACCACAAGAATATATCAACAAATTAAATGAACTAAAATCAGGGGGTGCAACTGGTAATTTAGATTTATTTGCTAGTCAGTTTCAAAATATAGTTCCAAATTTCATAAAACAACCAGTTGTAGCTGAAACACACCAAAGTAAAACTGGAACTTTTAATGCTCAAGGGATGTTTGTTCCTGATGTTCCAAAAAATGTTTCACCACAAAATAGTTTTAATGTTGGGCAAAGAGTTAATGGACCAGAGGCAATAGCTGCTGCCAAAGCAGCTGGTTATACACTTAAAAATGGGTCTGATATAGGTTCTTCTTGGCCTTCTTATGAAATTGCTGCTCCTACTAATCAAAATCAACTCTACCAAACCGAATATGATAGGATTAAAGCTCAATATCCTAATGACCCACAACAAGCTTTACAAGTGTTTAAAGCAGCTAACCCTAATGCTCCAAAGGATTTTGTAACACAAATAAGTTCTACTGGAAGTAATAATCCAACTGTTCAACCACAACCTACACAACAACCTGTACAAAATCAATTATATCAAACTGAATACGACCGTATTGCCGCTCAATATCCAAACGACCCAACTACGGCACTGCAAGTTTTTAAAGCTGCTAATCCAAACGCTCCAAAGGATTTTGTGCCTCAAATAACTCAACCTCAACAAAACCAAGAACAACAGTCTCAACAGTTCCAGGACATGTCACAACTTCCTTCAAACATTACATCTTCTCCTCAATGGTCTCAACTTTCTCCAGACCAACAAGCACTTATTAAACTATACTACTCTGGTTCACAAGCAGGTACAGCGGAACAGAAAGCTAGAATAGATTTAGCTTTAAATGAAGCAATCAAAGTAGCTGATCCTTGGTTAAAAGAACAAGTAAATATTGTTAAAGACGAATTAAATAGAGGAGCTGGTTCAATCCAAGGTGATTATCAAAGTAAGAGTAATGATTTACAAAATAGAGTTAAAAGCATTCAAGAAGATTTAGCTTACAACAAAGAGAATTTGACACTCGACCAACAAACTGAACTATCATCACAATTAAGAAAATATAAAGGAGATTTATTTAATATCCAACAATCTGCCGCTGAAGCAGGACTTGCTTTTTCTTCACCTCGCACTACCGCTGAATCTAATTTAGGTGCAGCAAATCAAGATATAGTACAAAGTACTCAACAGAAATATGGTAGAGCATTAAGAGAACAGGAAATGACTGCTCAACGCAACCTAGCAACTCTTAAGCAAGGTGCTGCTGATTTAGAGCGACAACGTCAAGAAAGTCTTACTACTATACAACGTGGTGCAGAAAAACAATTAGGCAGTAATACAACTCCAATATTTGCTGGAGTGCCACAACTTGGTGGATTATCTGGAACAATTCCTGGTCAACAAGGTCAATATGTCACTAACTTAGCTGGTTCATTATTAAATAATCCTTTAAATCAGTTATTAAAATAATATGGCTCTAACCGTAGCACAAATAAAAGCACAAGGATATACTATATTGACAGATCCAAGTCAGATAAAAAACTTTGACATCGCAGGACAATCTGGAGTCTCTGGTGCAAAAGGTTCTTTTCTTTACGGGAAACCAAAAGCAGGTGCTAGTCTTGGTGGAACTCTACCACCAGAAAAACCTGTAGCTCAAGCTTTACCAAATCCTGCACTTGCTAATCCTCAACTTCCAAGTGGAGATAGACAACTTCCTGCTTCTGGACAAGGTTCAATGGCAGCATTTCAAGATGTGCTAAAAAATATTTCATACAGCACATTGCAACAAAACAAACCATCTGTGGCTGATGTTATTAATCAGTATACCGACAAAGGATTATCTCTTGTTAATCCTGGTGCTATTGAGAATGCTTATAAACAACAATCTGATTTGTACGCTCGTCCTATTGGAGATATTTACCAATCTACAATGACAGCAATGCAAGAGGTTGAAAAATCTAAGCAAGAGAAATTTAATACTGTCGCTCAAGACATTTTTAAGAGTGCTCCTGGATTTATCTCATCTCTCACTGGCGAAGAGTTTGACCAATTTAAGAACTTACAGTTTAGTCCTGAAATGCAGGTTAAACTTAAGACTGCACAAGATTCAGCTAAACAAGAAGATAATAAATTTCAGTTTGTTCCTACTACCGAAAATCAACCTGGTGGTGCTTTCGATCCTAAAACTGGTAATTTTACACCTAGTTCCCCAACCCCTGGCCCTACAAGCGATGGTGGTTCGATTAGTTTCCGTACAAATAACCCTGGAAACATTAAATGGACTGGTGCTCCTTGGCAAACTGCTCTTGGTGGTGTGGATTCTGGTATTAAAGCAACAGACGGTGGTTCATTTGCTAAGTTCCCTACTCTTGAAGCTGGAACTAATGCCCAAAAACAATTGCTCACTGGTTCTGGTTACGCAAACCTAACCTTAGACGCTGCAATGAAGCGTTGGAGTAATAACGGTTATGGTGCAAGCGTCTCTCCTACACTCCCAGCGAATGCTAAGATGAGTACACTCTCTCCTACACAACTTTCTACTTTGATGGAAGACATGAAAAAACGTGAAGGTTTTACTGCACCTAAACAAGCTGGACCAAGCATAGAAGCACAAAATTGGTATTTACAAATAAAACAAGGAAAACAAAAACTATCTGATATTCAAGGGAGTAGTACAAAAGATACTGCAAGACTTAAGAATGAAGTTTTGGCACTCCAAGCAAAGGACGGTAACATATCAAATATCGATGTTCAGACAAACATGAAACTTCAAGACAAACTCATCACTCTTGATGGTTTAATTGAAGATTTAAAAGGTAAGGTTGGTGCTGGAACTGGTGTAGTAGGTCCGACAGTTATGGCTAGATTTTCAGGTGTATCTCATCTTACTGGTTCTGAACAAAATTTTGTTGGTAGTATAAAACAAATCGTCTCAGCTGAAACTCTAAAAACTCTTACTGATCTTAAAAAAGCTGGTGGTACTTTAGGTGCTCTTAATGTAGAGGAACTTAAAATGTTGCAAGGTGCTGCTTCGAAGATTAATGGTTGGGAAGTTAGGGATGAAAATGGTAATGGTAAAGGACAGTGGGCTATTTCTGAAGATGATTTTACCAAAGAACTTGAAACACTTAAAAAATACACTGAGCTCGCTATCAAAAATGCAGGTGGTACAACTGGGATTATAAATACTTTAGAACAAAATCTTGCTAGTAACCCTGAAAAAGTTGAAGAATATAATGCGTTAGTTGCCGATAATCCAGGTTTGTCAGAAGATGATATAAATCAATTACTAGGATTTAACCAACCATAATATGTTAACACCAGAGCAAATAACAGAAATCAGAGCAAAAAGTAAGCTGCCACCGCTTGCTCCAATTGCATCTTTAGGTGGTACAACACAAAATACTGTCGGTAAATTTGATTATTTATTAAAGGCACCAAAAGAGGATAGTTATTTATCTAATTTAGGTACTGCGGCTGTTGAAACTGGTAAAGATTTAATGGGAGTAATACCAAAAAGAGCTGGCCAGCTGGAGCAAGGGCTAACTAGAACAGGAAATGATCAACAGAACGTCGGTCAGCTTGCTGTAAACGTCGCTGGGGCAGGGGCGGGGGCCATTAATGATGTTATTGGGTCTGTTTTTAATCTAGGAGTACAAGCAATTCCACAATTAATTAGAAAACCAGTAGGTGATGCAATCAAAAATTTATCAAATGCCATGGTAAATAACGAAACTATTTATACTGGTTTAAATTTTCTTAACAATAATATAGATAAATACAAAGAATGGGAAACAGAAAATCCTACTGAGGCTCAGCAAGTAAAGGATTTTGTTAATGTCGCTCTACTATATCCAGGAGCACCAGCAGCAAAGGGTGCGAGCGAAGTAGTTGGACAATCTATTGTAAAGCCTGCAGAAGCCGCTATAGCAAGCGGAGTATCAAAAGTAGGAGAAGTGGCTGGTAAAGTAGCCAAACCTATTGTGGAAGCAGGACAGGTGGCCAAGGAGTTCGCTGGCGGAGCTGTTGAGACTGTAGCAAAGGGTGCAAAACCTCTAGCAGAGAAACTAGCGTCTTATGGCACAAGTCAGTCCACAGGTTTATCCCCAGACACAATTAAAAGAATCATTTCAAACCCAGACGATTTTGCTCCAGAAGTAATGAAAACATACACAAGAGAGGGTGTGGCACAAAAAGCAATCGGTGATATTAACACAAGATTAAAGAATTTAAGTGAAACAGGTAGCGAATATCAGGGAATTAGAGATAGTAAACAGACGGTAATTGTTGATCCAAAAAATCTCACAACAGTTTTTGATAAATATGGAATCAAGTTTGATGAAGCTGGTAAAATTATAAGATCTAAAGATACTGTACCATTAAAAGGCGGAGATGTTTCTGCTATGGAAGATTTCTTTAAAATATATGGTGCCGATTCTTATTATGACAGTAACAGTTTCCTGAATGCTCGAAAGGCTTTAGATAACATGTCCAACTATGATAGAGCAACTGGTAGTGATATTTCCTCAAGAATTGCTAGAGATCTCCGTGGTGTTTATGATAAAGAAGGTAAGGCCCAGATTGATGGTTTAGCATCCTTAGATGCAAAATATGCACCAGAAGTAAAGATATTAAAGAAAGTTAAAAAGGATTATTTCAATGCTGATGGATCGATGAAGGATAACGCTATTAGTAAAATAGCTAATCTTTCTAATGAGGGTAGAGACTCTGTTTTAAAAAGACTAGAGCAAGTAAGTCCTGGTATTGGTGAGACTGTTAAGACATTGAAAGCGGTAGAAGACATTGAACGAGCTGCTGGACAAAAAGTAGGTACTTATGTAAGAGGTACTATTGCTGGCGGTGCTGTTTTAACTGGTAACTTGCCAGCTATCGTTTTATCAATCATGTCAGAGCCTCGCATAGCTACTAAAATATTAAGAGGATATGGAAAGATGATTGGAGCCGAGGGAACTGCCGTTGAAAAAGTAGTTAAAGCGTTTGAAGGAGTAAAAGAAAATGTTGGTAGATCTTTAGAGCAAAAAGTCCCTAAAATGCCGAGGACATTAGAAGTAAAAAAAAAAGAAGTAAATAAAAAGTTTGATGCAGAGAAACAAAAAATGATCCCTGTAAAGAGTAGTGAGGTTGATATAAATAATATAATTATTGAACCTAGTGCGACTAACAAATTAGTAAAACGACAGATTAAATATTTAGATGAAATGACAACTGCAGAAAAAGAAAGTTACTTGAACTTTAAAAAAACTGCGTATAATGATCACCAACCATTTGCTGATAGATTTAATAAGATTAATGAGAAATACAATCTTGAAACTTTTTCTCCTCAGTTCAAATCAGACGGACGTGCGGTGGAGAAATCCATAGAAGATTATGGACGTAATTTCAGCAAAGTATCAGATATGAATCGTGGTGCTTACATAGTTGATAATCTTGATAACGTTTCTAGTTTGATTAAAGATATTGAAAATACTTTTGTAGTTAAGAAAGTAAATGATAGATTTATTAACCAAACTCTTGGATATAGAGATTTCCTAATTAAAGTTGAATTACCTAATGGAACAATTGGTGAGATCCAAATTATACCTAAAGAGATGGCAAAGGCTAAAGACGCTACACATATTCTTTATGAAGAATCTAGGACACTTGAAAGTCAATCCAAATTAAGATTACTATCCCAAGAAGAAAAAAATCGAAAACTTACTCTTGAAATTAAACAGCAAAAAGTTTACAATAAAGCATGGGAACCATACAAACAAAGTTATGAATCTAATAAACAAAGCCTAGTTGATATTGGCAAAGGAAAGAATGCCCCAGTAGGGGAAACTTTTGGACAAATAACTGGGAAAGAACTTGGGGAGATAGTATCTAAAATAAAAGAAGGAGGCATTACTTTTGATATGATTAAGAAGTCGCCTCGTTCAAATGAACCTTTATTTGCCGTTTCGATCTATCCTGAAAATTCTGTTATATTAGATAGGAAAAATTTTACCACCAAAGATGTTTACGAATTTATAAGAAAGAATCGTAAGATGCTAGATAAACCAAACCATTTTTTAGGTGGTTGGTATGATACAGAATCTGGTAAAATTTATTTGGACGTTTCTATCGCTGTTAAAGATAAAACTAAAGCCGTTTCTTTAGGTAAAAAGTTTAATCAGAAATCTGTTTTTGATTTGATGTCTTTAAAAGAAATTAATACTGGAGGAACTGGGGAATCATTAATCGGACAAAATATTTTACCTCGTATTCATTCAGCTAAAAAATTATAATATGCGTATTCCATTGCATACACTATTAAACAATATAGACGGTGAAATGAGAAGTATCTACAAAACAGAGCCAAATGAAGTAAGATATTTTAAAATAAACGGAGAAGATGAAGATAGAGAAATTAGAGTTTCTGGAACTTCCAGCGGTGGCTTGAAAGTTGAAGAACTTCAGGGCAAAAAATGGAACATAAATACCACCGCATTACCAAGATTAGGTGATGGAGTTATTGAAGTTTCCAAGTCCGAATAACCTCTTCCCAATCCATAAACTTAACTGCTTTATTGTCAATGTACATATCAGCAGAAGGTTTATTATTTGTTACTTCGTCAAATGGAATCTCGTATTTATTTAACCAAGCAATCACTCTGTCTTTCTTCCATACCAAATCACCACCAAAATCAGGATTCAAACGGGTTGTAAGAATAATAATCTTATAACCTGTTTTTTTAAACCCAATCAATGCTTCTTTAGCAGCTAACTTTGGTTCACCTTCAACGAATCCATCACCAAAAGGTTGTTGTTTACACAATGTGCCGTCTAAATCAATACAAACAACTTTACCTTTGCGAACTTTTTTCATTGCCTCACTAATTTCTTCTTTGGTTTTACCGTTAAATCTTGATTTAACTGATTTATCACCACCTAGACTGCCTAATTGTGCTGCAAATATTAGTTTTTTCATATCACCGCAGCAATTACAAACTAAATTTATTGGTTGGTTGTTGTTCATACATTTATTGTTTAGGAGGTAAAACTTGTTTAAATTGTAAGCCGAGTAATTTATAAAGGTGAAAATCTTTTTCTCTCAAAGTTGTGCAACCTGTTAAATCTTTGTGAATCTGTTAAAAACCTTTTTCTACGATGTAATATTTTTGTTCTCCGTAAACGTCTTTTGTGTAGTATTTATAAATCATATAGTTTTTAGTTAAAATGTTTTAATGCTTGAGTAATATTATCAACGAAGAATCCAGCGAAATAATCAGATTGTGAATCATTATAATCATTCTTTCGTCTTACTTTGATACAAATTGCTTCTTGACTTTCACCACCATTTTTAATAAAACTGATTTCTCTTTCTTTGCCCGTTACCCAGTACATATTATTGTCATTCTTTTGAACTTTTAAACCTGTAAATTTCTCTATTTTTTTAATTGCATTTTGAATGTTCATATTTAATATCTTATTAATTTAAGTCCAAGAGCATAACCTATTGCGAACAGTGTCGCTAACTCCAGAATCTTGCTCATTAATCTGAAGATGAATTTTTTAAAGAATCTTTTCATATTGTTTTTTACTTTCTTGCTTACGACTTTTGTTGTTGCTCTCTCTCCAACATTTATAGTATACCACGAACCGCTTCGTCTGTCAAGTATAACTGTGAATAAAAAAAGCCACCTATTAAAGTGGCTAATCCTAGAGATTTTTTACGATTTAGTAAGTGCTATCCCCACAAAAACTCCGAGTATAAAAAGTACCATACACATTTTAATCTCCACCTTAAACGGTGGTTTTTATTTTCCACCCAACCGACCTGCCCAACAGATTATTGTGCAAAGCGGACGAAAGATAGGTAATACTTTTCAGTATTATCCGCTTGAAAGAACACTCTGTGGTCTACTTTCTAAAGGTAGGATCCGACAGATTGGTTGAGGGGAAATAGTCTACAACTTTAATGACGTGGAAAGGAGAATAATTTCTCAACTATTATTTGAACTACATTGCTCACAACTCCATTTCCTAGTGTTTTATATCTTTGAGTGTCACTGAGTCCCTCAGTCCATCCGTCTGGGTAGCCCATCAGTCTTTCACATTCGAGTGGGGTAAGTCTACGGATTCTCATATCACTAGATAATGTATGTTGTTGCATCCCAGTATCTATAGTTTGAGCTATTCCATGACCTACTCTACCTCTACGAGTTTTACTGTCTGGAACTGATAAATTTATACTATCTCCCTCCTCTGCTATTGCATATCCTAGTTTTGTAGCTTCTGGTATTTTTATAAACGGCTGCCTATTTCCTCCTTGCATTGTATTTAATGTTGGAGATATTCCATCTGTTCCATACACTCTATCGTTTGAATGAGTTGGATTATTTAATTGTTGAATAACTACTTTAGGGTCTTTATAATCTCGTGCTAGTAAAGTTCTACTTAATTCTCTTGGATTGGAAACCGATTGAAGCCCACTTGTTTCATCAACTTCTCTGTCTGCTCTTGTGATAGGAAATACTTTTCGTTCGGGGATTCCTCCAAGATGTCCGACAATGAACACTCTTTCCCGATTCTGTGGGACTCCGAAATTCTTTGCGTTAAGCACTTGCCATTCCACACAATACCCCAATTCAATAAGCGTATTGATGATGGTTTTGAAAGTTCTTCCGTTGTCGTGAGAAAGCAATCCTTTGACGTTTTCCAGTATGAAGTTTCTAGGTTGTTTTTCTTTGAGAATCCTTGCACAGTCAAAGAAGAGAGTTCCTCTGGTGTCGTCAAATCCCCCTCTTTTTCCAGCAATAGAAAATGCTTGACAAGGGAATCCTCCAACGAATAGGTCGAAGTCTGGGAGTTCTTTAGCGTTGATTTTTGTGATGTCACCATAGTTTTTGTGGTTAGGGAAATGTTTTTGATAAATTTGGATCGCATATTTGTTGACTTCGTAGTAACCAATACATAGTGGTCTTTCGTCAAGGAAGTTTGTAGGGCGTTCACTAACTGGTCTGTTCTTGGCACTAATTTTTTCCCCCTCCTTGGCGAGAAATCCTTGTCTTTCGTCATACGTCTGATTCTCTTGCTCTCCTCCGTCCTCACTTCTGTCATCATCACATAGTTGTTCATACGCTTTATTTATTCCTAATTCAAAACCTCCTATACCACTAAATGTTGATAAATATTTCATAACATAAAAATTGTTAAAAATGTAAATGGGGGTAGGCGGTTTTGTGTAGTCCGCCCGAACTACTTCTTTGTTGCGTCTTGCAAAACGAGAAGTCGGTTTTTGCACTGACGGCAACACCATAACCTGCCAATGATATAGCCCTCGCTCTCCTCGAAGATTTCAAGAGGGTCGTGGGTATGGAAACCCTCGCATTTTTTGCAAGGATAATTCATCGGAAAAGGTTTTGGTTGTTTACTCATACTTCCTCCACAACCTATCCCACCAGCTCAGGTACCGATGTGAATATTTTCCACAATCAGTACAGCGAACGGTGAAAGAGTTGGCACAGTCGCCAGGCAAATGACTACGCCCGACAACTTTGAAACGACACTTCATTCTTCCTCCTTTAAAGAACTACGAATTTGACTTTTTATTATATTACATTTTTTGCAATGTGGTATTGTGGTTCCATTTTTTCTAAAATAGAAATTTTCTTTGTTTACTTCAAGTTCTTTTTTACAAATTGTGCATTTTTTAAACCATTTATCTTCTCTTTTCCACCAACCAAATTCGTATCTAGCATGCTCTTGATTATCTTTACAAAGTTTTAAATTACTTAATCTATTGTCGCTCTTGTTTCCATTTATATGATGTATTTGTTCATTCGGTAATAAATATCTACCTATTTTTTTCTCCATTTTTAAAATATGTTCATATACATAACCACTCATATTTCTTGGGTGTGTTTTATTTATTAAACAAACATATCCTCTTTTGTCTTGTGTTCTACCACCTTTCCAAAGTAAACTATTTTCTCCAGAATTATATTTTCCGAAACATATTTTTGAGCAAAACTGTTGTTTACTTCTTCTCCTTTGTGCTGGAATAATATAAATTTCTTTTTTACATACTGGACAATTTTGTATTTGTCCACACCTACATTTTATACACATACAAACCTTATTAAAAACACAAAAGCCGAAAACAACTTGTTCAAGGCGTGTCGTCGGCTTTTTGTGCTTATATAAAATTTCTATCGCCTTGAACACTATTATTCTATCAAATTGTAAAGGTACTGTCAATGTAGTTGTGCCAGTTTTTTATAGTAGTGCTGGCAAACTACTAAACCCTCCACTTCTGAAGAAAGATTTCCTTCTTCACTTTGACCAACTTGGCCGTGCCGCAGACCCTGCAGTAGTAGACAGCTTCAACGTGCTTCTCTCCGCTGGTGCTGGACCAACTGATAAGCAGATGAAGTGCTTTCTGCTTGCAGTTCAGACACTTGAGATGAATCACCCTGTCCTCCGTTTGGTGAGGATGTAGCAGTAGTCGACCCCCGACATACTGCTTTTTGCCTTGTAAAGAACTTTTCTACGCCAACCACTAGCGAAGAAGTGGGGAATTTTTGCGTAGATGTAAACCACGATTTTTGCCATTCTGACCCTCCTGTTACTCTCTGTTAGGTGGAAAAATATTATAGCTGTGGATTTGAACCACTCTCTTTTCGAACACTCTTTCGAGGCGATACTAACCAGTATCTTTTAATAATATTTTCCACCTGACAGAAAGCCCCAAAGATTGAGGCTAGATGGGATTATTTAATATCAATATCTGGGATAATAACTGATGGTTTGAAGATAACTTTATAATGATAAACATCAACACCAGCACTTTTTATTTGCTCGACAAAATAGGTTACATTATCTGAAAGACCAAGGAAGTGTTTTTTAAATTCAGTTTGTCCTGTTTTGCAAGTTACGCTAAGTTGCCCTGCCATATCTGAATTTCCCAAAGAACATAACCCCTCTATTGTCAGCATATATTCTCCAGAAATTCCATTATAGAATACAATACGTCTGTTAATTTGGAATTGGTCTGCGGCTTTTGACAGATTATACGAAGCGACATCGGCGTCTGAACATCCAGCCCCCAACAACATTACAGATACTAATATGGTCGGTATAATTAAAAACTTTTTCCATTTCATATTTTTATATATTCCCTGCTACTAATGTAGCATTAAGGATTATTATATTAGGTGTGATTATTTCCTAGGTCTAGCCCAGATTAAAAGTGTTTGATTCTGAAGAAATACTTTTGTTACTAAAAGCCAACCATCTTGCATAAAATAATCCAAAGTTTTTTCAATTCCTTCACCTGCGTGATTATCACTAGAATGCGTAAATTCGTAGTTACCTATCCAATTTATTTCTTTCATATTATATTAGGTGAATGATTATTTAGTTAAAGCCTCTTGAAAAGTAAACCACAATAGTGACACATCTCCTTGGCAGACTGGACAGGTATAGCTTGCTCTGCCTACTCTAACTGCTTTCTCTATGTTTTCTAAGCAACAATCTTTTTCTGGCATATTATATTAGGTGTAATTATAATTCAGATGAAGTGATGTCGGAATCTTTGTCTTCTAAAACTGACATTCTTCTATTTAATCCGTGGTAACCACTTATTTTATTGCATACATAAAAACAAATAAACATAAAAAACAATGAACAGTAACCTAGAATGCTGGATAATATTTTGTGATTATTTGCCCAACTATTAACCGAATTTCCCCAAAGTTTATATGGTAAAATTAACAACACTCCATAACAAAACATCATCAAAAGCATACTACTTAAAATACCCAACACAGACAAAATTTGTTTTATTTCTTTTTTCATATTATATTAGGTGTGATTATTTAACGCATTTTATTTCCAAAATCTTCATACTGTTTCCAATAATTAGGGAAAGCAGTTTTTAATTTTTCAAAATTCTCCCTGTCGGCTTTGTGGAAACATTCGGCAAGAGCTTTTACAAAACTACCACCAAAACAAGCCATATTTTCTACTACTGCAAATTCTTCTTCATTCATATTATATTAGGTAAATGGTTATTTAGTTTCTTTGTAAAATAAAGTGTGGCAGAAAACACAAACTTCAATTTTAATATCAGGTAGTTTAATTTTAGTTTCCAAGCCATTTGCATAAGTGGCGGACATTGTATCGTCTGTCTTTAGAATTGTTAATCCACTCTTAAGATGGCGACCTACTAAACATTTTATTTTCATATCGTATTAGATAAAGGATTATTTAAGTTGACTAACAATTTTTTGCATTAAATAAGTATGTTGGTATGCCATCGCTTCATTCTCTTCAATTGGATTAAGAAAATCTTTGAGATGAAACGAAACACAGTGAACTAATTCGTGGGCTAGAACTGTAAGATGTCCAGTGTCTTCTTTCCAATTTGGTAGCCAAAGTAAATAATAAGTCACGCATTTTTCTAATTTTCCATCTAAATTCTTTTCTAGTTCCCATTTAGAACAATGTGGGCTATCAAATTCTTCTGGCTTTAATCTCAAAGCTCGTTCCCACTCAGTATATTTTTTCTTTTTGAGAAAAACTAATACGTCTGCATAATCTTTCCAACCCGAGCAAATCATCATCATACCAGGGAAAGTGCCAAAATTTTGCCAGAATATTGTTTTCTTTATTTTCATAGTCGCATACATTAAGTTAAAAGATAGAACGGGGGTGGGGATTAAATTATCCAATAAAATCTCCAGAATATTCTTTTACAGTCGTAGGTATTTTTTTTATCACCAAAACATTCATATTCTTTAAAAGATATATTTCCACAATCATCAAAAAGTTTTAAATATGCTAATCTCCAAACTCTTACTATTTTTTCACTATTCATATATTTATTTTCTCCAGCCCGAGAGCTGTTTGATTAAAGTTAAACTTCTTTTTTTGTTGTTCCTTTAAAGTCAAACCAACTATTATAATAAGTAAAAGATACTCCATTGCTATTTCTATTGAAATATTCAATGTTTTTTAGTCCGAACATCTCTTTGATTTTATCTTTTAAAATTTCCTCTTCTTTTGCAATTTCTTTGTGGATTTTTATGATTGGTGCAACTAATTCATCCCAACCTTTTATATCACTACTTGGAATTTCAGCAACAAATTTATTGTGGTCATACTCTGAACCTGATTTTCTAATAACTGTTTTCGGAATTTCTTTAATTTCTTGTTTTTTAGTTTCGCCTTGGTCGATAGTAATTACTTCTATGTTCTCCACCTGTAAAACATCTACTCTAAAACCTTGATATTTATTACTATACGCTTTTTCTATTTCGTGACTCATATTTTCAGAATTTATAACAAATTCGTATAGTTTTTCAAATACTTGTTTACGAGTGTATCTGCCTACTTTTATTTGATAAGTATTCATATTATTTGATTAAAGTTAATTGGGTTAGATTTGTTTGTTTTCCTTTAAATAAATAAGCATTTTGGCCATTGCATCTGCTTTGTTCTCCCCGTGAGCCATTCCTCTACCACACAACATACTAAAATCAGAGCTTTTATCTGTTGTTTTATAAGTCATATAGCACTGGGCTACCCTATCCCAAATTATTTCATAATCAGTTTTTCTTAGCTTTTCTTCTAACTCTGCTACTGTGTAGGCGGAAATAAATTTTTCTTCACTAGATTTTGGAATTGAGAAACCACCATCTCTATCAATATAATAAATAAACCAATCTCCATTTAATTCAGTCCACGCAAATAAACTCTCCTGCTCAAATCCCAACTCCTTTAACCGTTTGGCAAGCTCTAGGTTTACTACTTGATTTTCTAGTTTCATATAGTTTTAAGTTAATTGGGTTGATGATTATTTAACACTTCCTCTTTTGTAAATCTGATAAACAATATGCTGAATTTTACCCAACGCCATATCTCTTGATGCGGAATCCATTTGGTCATTATTTTTACCCTGAACATAACCTTTTAAATATACACCAGATAATATTGCACAGATGCTGCTCATTTTGTTTTTGATATATAGTTCATCTTTTTTAGTGGTAGTTATTTTCATATTGGGTTGATGATTATTTAAACAATTCTTTTATTGCTGTTTTTATTACTACCGAGAAAATACTCAAAATTATAAAAACAACTGTGATTCCAAAAGCTAACGCAATACTTACACTTATTATTTCAACAATATTCATATTAACTTAGATTAATTCTTGTGATTTAAACTATTCAACAATTGTGCTTTTATTCTCCTCCCACTTCCACCACCACTATCATCAATATTTTCAATCATTGTTATAACTTTCTCCATAGTTTCTTCTCTTCCTTTAGCAAAAGCATAATCAACGGCAAAGGCTATCTCTATATTTTTATAATTCGCTTTAATACATTTTTCTAAACATTCACTTTTCCAACCTGCACCCTGACCATATCTTTTAACCCATTCTTTCTTTCCTTGCTCGATTGCTTCTTCTCTTACTGTGCGGATGAAGGCTTTGAGCTTCTCCAAATCTCTTAAAATAAAATCCCTTTCTCCTTGTGCAAATCTTGCTAAAAATAAACCAAATAACTCTAATTCTAATTTATTAAATTTTTCCTCCCAATTCAAAGGTTGTTTGTTTGTCATATTAAAAGAAATTCATTTTAAAGGCATCAAAGTTTGCCCACATTCTGCAAGTCCAACAGCCTACTGCTTGTCGCTTGCAAGGCATACCAACTTTTTTAATTAACACTTGCTCCATTTTAGTCATTGCTCGGCCTATTTCTTTATCATCGGTTTCGTAGTCCCATTTCTTTGGCTGTTTGTTTGACATACAATTATTAAATGTTTTTCTTAATGATGAGTTTTCTTCTTCAAATAGTTCTGATGGTTTCGGCATATTATTTAAGCAGTTCAGGATTTTGATAAATATTGCCGATGACTTCTTCTTGGGCGGCATAGACTTTCAAATAATCATTCGAGGCAGGGCGTGCAGATGCACTGTCAAGATTAACTACTGTAAAACCACCGTCATTAAAAACAATCTTGTATTTATTTCCGTCTTTCACAGGAACTTGTAATATGTCCCCCTCATAAATTTCAACACCATTTTTGTCTTTTAGTCCTGTGTACTGCATTAATTTTAACGATGGGTTGAGTAACCCATATCCAGCTGGTGAAAATAACGGAGATAAATGTTCACTCGGAAATTGATAATACATTTCACCGCCGTCTTTTAAATTATCAGTCCACGCTCTAAATTTGTAACGATTATTTAAGTTTCCCATATTTGTTTTTTTTACGTTCTTTATAAGTTAATTTGTTGTGTTCACTTATTGTTAAAACCTCAATATTTTCTGGTCTATTATCTTGTTTATTTCCATTTTTATGGTGAGCAATCTCTAGTTTTGTTAAATAGCGACCAATATTCTTCTCCGCAACAAAACGATGTTCCGCTATGTACCGACCCTTTTTTATTGCGTTTGGATGTGTTGGCAAGTATAGATAAAAGTAACCATTCACAAATATCTTTTCTTTGTAAGCTCGTTTATTGGGATGTTTTCGCTTCCACCTAAAATAACATTCTTGATTACAGAATAACGAACCTTCTCTATCATACTTTTTAGTTATTTTTGAGCATTGTTTGCATTTTACTGATTTCATAAATTATATTTTAATTGTTATATGAAATTAGTATAGTAATTTTATTATTCTTTGTCAAATTTTATTTCTCTATTCATACAATTTTAACATTCTTACCTTCTAGTTTCGTTAATTTGTCTTCTGCTTCTTTTACAGTGTATTTAGTTGCTGGGCGGTATTTGTCTACGAGAGATTTTGGAATA